AGAACTAGCCATTAAAAGACGGCTTAAAGCGTCCACCTGCTTTACCTTTCTGGGAATTTTACGCATAGCGACTGCCCCAGCAGACTTGTTAGAGACTCTATGCGGATGTGCTAACACACTAGGAGTTCTAAATGGCTATTTCTACATTCGACGGCCCCGTCCGTTCGCTCAATGGTTTCTATTCCCAAGGTAACGGCAATATCCTTACCCTTGGTGCTACGGTAACGCTTTCTGTTGCCACTCACGCCGGTCACACCTTACTGGTTCCCGCTACCTGCGCGATTACTCTTCCGACGATTGTGGCAACGGCTGACTCTTCGGCTTCTGGCCCCGGCTCTGATCCAAACACAACCAGCAACATCGGCGTTGCGTTCAACTTGTTCTTCAACGTCATTTCGGCTGGCGCTACGGCCCAGACGGTTACCTGCGGCGGCTCAGACAAATACGTTGGTAGCTTGGGTGTTGTGTCCACTGTCTATAACGCGTTTGCTTCGGTAACTGGCACGGTCATTACGCTGAATGCCACAACTACAGGCGGTGCTGCGCGTGGTAGCCAGATCACTCTGATACCGCTGGCGGCTAACCTCTGGTCTGTAAATGGTGTTTTGATTGGTTCCGGCACTGCTGCTACGCCGTTCTCTTAATCTTCTGGGGGCTTCGGCCCCCTGTTAACACACTAGGAGATTAACCATGCAGACAGACGTTCTATCAGCACATCTAAACAGCAGTGGTTTTGCTGTCCTTGGGCGCTATAGGCTTAAAAGCATACTGTATATTGCTTCGGCTACGGCTGGAACTATTAACATATACGACACCACCACCGCCCCAACTGCTGCTACTACGGGGTATGCTCAGTCAACCAATACCGTTACGGTTACTAGCACCGCACACGGTTTTATAGTCGGGCAACAAGTCGGGATTACTTTCGGTTCGGTTACGGGTGTATCTGCTACCAATGGAAACTATAAAGTAGTTACGGTTGCAGATGCTAATACCTTTACCGTTACTGACATCAACAGCAGGACAATTGTTGGTGGCGCTTGCACTTTTACTACAGGCCGTTGGATGACTTCAATGGATACGGCTGCGCTTACCACCTCTGGAGTGCCGCAGAACCAAAACGTGTTGATTCCGGGCGAGGGTATTATTGCCTATACCGGCATGTATATTCTTCAAACAAACCAAACTGGCGTAACCATTTTTTACGGATAAAAATGCAAACAAGCACAGATTTTCATCTGGCGGGTAAGAAGTTGATGATAGGGCTTCCCGCCTATGACCACAAAGTAACTGTAAGCATGGCTGTGTCACTTATGAAACTCAGCCAGATGGTGATGCGGCATGGGATTGATATACAGGTGAACAGCATCTGTGGTTGCTCTGTTGTCTCCCGTGCGCGTAACGTCATTGCCAAACAGTTCTTGGAGTCTGATTGTGACCACCTGATGTTCATTGACGCAGACATGACGTTTGAGCCTGAGTCAGTTATTCGGTTGATGGGGTGGAATCAAACCCGTGGGGTTGTTGCTGGTGCGTATCTAGCCCGTAAAGAACCAAAGACCTACATCCTGTCATTGGATGGTGGAGATGGTATTAACGGCTCCCGTGGCAAAGTCACGATGGATAAAGATGGTCTTGTCAGGGCTTACCGCGTAGCTACTGGCTTTATGATGATCCAGAAGCAAGTCTTTACCACGCTGGCTGAACAGCATCCTGAGTGGAAGCACATGGATAACGGCAGTCCGCAAATGCTTTACAGCTTTTTTGACTTCTTGGTAACCCCAGAAGGAATGATTGGCGAAGACTTTCTCTTCTGTGACCGTGCGCGTGAGGCTGGGTTTGAGGTGTGGGTTGACCCGACTATCAAGCTGGGTCACATGGGCGTGATTGAGCATAAGAGTGACTTTGGTAACGATGTGCTTTATCCGTCCTTGGACGCCGCGCAAACGATGAGTACCGCAGCGTGAGTACGATTAAAACCTCCCCAGTTACTTGGGTGGTAGAACGCCTGATGTGTGACTGCGGCGGTGAGTTTCAACATAAGTTTAGCGTCAAATACAAAACCAATCCGTTCACTCATGTGTGCGATAAATGTAATGCAATTGAAGAGACAGACGCCATCTATCCTAAAACCGTTTGGAGTGAAGCATGAGCCAAGCATGGACGCGTAAAGAGGGTAAGAACCCCAAAGGTGGTTTAAACGCCAAGGGCAGGGCTTCTTACAACGCAGCCAATCCAAGTAAGCCCGGTTTAAAAGCTCCTCAACCCGAAGGTGGGAGCCGCAAGAAGTCATTCTGTGCCCGGATGACAGGTATGAAGAAGAAACTGACTTCAGCCAAGACCGCCAATGACCCGAATAGCAGGATAAATAAAAGTTTAAGAGCGTGGAAATGTTGAGTTTAAAACGCACTTGGGGGAGAGTGGTAAAGGCGGCTGATGAACAAGGGCGGTATCGCTGTAGTAAGTGCTATGAGTGGAAGCTCCCAAATGAGTTTAATAAGAATAGGCATCAAAAATCTGGTTTAAATTATTGCTGCAAGCCTTGCGGCGTAATGGATTCTAGAAAATACAACTTACCTGCAAAGTATGGTATTACAGCGGCACAATTTGCGGAAAAATTACTAGCTCAAGGCGGTAAATGCGCGTGTTGTGAATTAACGTTTGGGTTTGATGGAGTTAAAAGCACTAGGCCGTGCGTAGACCATAACCACAGCACAAAAGAAGTTCGTGGGTTGCTTTGCGGAAGATGTAACTTAGCTGCTGGCAATGTTTTAGATAGTTCTGCTAAAGCAGATCAACTTGCCACGTATTTGAAAAAATGGAAATGTTAGGAGATAAGCATGGCTAATGACGCAGAAAAAATGGAAGATGCACGTAGCCGTGCCGAACGTGCCGCAACCGAAGAAAAAGATATGCTCAGTAAAATTTCACCTGTAGCGAGATCAGGGGCCACTAAAGACTTTAATCGAGCCATTGCGGACTTTAAAAAAATACCGCAAAACGTGCGTGACAAAGCAGCGTATGACCAATCAGGGCATAAAAAAGGCGGCACCATCAAAAAGATGGCGCGTGGCGGTGGTATTGAATCTCGCGGCAAGACTAAAGGGCGGTTTGTATAATGCCTTCCTCCTCCAAAAAGCAACATAACTTCATGGCAGCAGTAGCTCATAGCCCCTCATTTGCTAAAAAAGTTGGGGTATCTCAATCTGTTGGCAAAGACTTTAACGCTGCTGACAAAGGTAAGACTTTTAACAAAGGTGGCATGATGAAAGAATCCAAAGGTATGATGGGTAAAGAAGTGGCGTTCATGAAGAAGAAGGGCGCTCCTGCTTCTATGCTCAAGCATGAGAAGGCCGAAATGGGTATGAAAAAAGGTGGGATGCCCATGAAAGACGGAAAACCTGCGTTCATGAAGAAGTTTGCCAAAGGCGGCGGTATTGAATCCCGTGGCAAGACCAAAGGCACCATCATCCGTATGGCTTCGGGTGGCTCTGTTAGCTCCGCCTCACGCCGTGCTGACGGTATTGCTCAACGCGGCAAGACCCGCTGCTAGGATGCGCCCATCTCGTGGGATGGGGGCCATAGCCCCCTCAAAGGTGCCTAAACTCATCAAGAAGCGGGATGGGAACGAACCTGTTAAGGTGTTTAAACAGGGCGGTAAGGTGCGGCGTTTTAGCGCAGGGGGCGAGGACATGGATCGCGACGTTAAAAAACGCCAAGAAGCGCGTAGCTCTTCTGACGGGCGACCTTCCGGCCCTCGGTTTACTGGCGGTGGCGGCAAAGATGACTACGTAACAAGCGGGGGTGGGCGTCTAAGTTACGATATACCGGTGGGTAAAGACGCTACTTTAACCCCTTATGTTCAAGGGTACTTTGCAAAACCAAAAGAAAGCGAATTGACGGGTAAGCTTACCGGTGCTGGGGTGACGTTGAACAAACCGTTTAAAAAAGGCGGAGAAACAAAGTCTAAAGTAAATGCTGCTGGTAACTACACCAAACCGGGGTTGCGTAAGCGTATCTTCAACAGCGTCAAGGCTGCGGCAATTGTGGGTACGGGTGCTGGGCAGTGGTCAGCCCGTAAAAGTCAAGTGTTAGCAAAGAGGTATAAGGCTGCTGGTGGCGGGTACCGTGATTAAGAAGCCACAGCAGTCCCTAAAAGACTGGGGTGACCAGAAATGGCGCACGAAGTCGGGTAAACCCTCGTCAAAGACGGGTGAGCGATACCTGCCAGAGAAGGCAATAAAAGCCCTCAGTTCACAAGAGTATGCAGCCACTACCAAAGCTAAACGGCAAGGTAAGGCGGCAGGTAAGCAGTTTGTAGCTCAACCCAAGAGCATAGCCAGAAAAACGGCAGGATATAGATAATGGCGTATAAGACCACAGATACCACCGCTTTTAACCTAGACCTGAATGGTCTGGTAGAAGAGGCGTTTGAGCGTTGCGGACAGGAGTTACGGTCTGGCTACGACATGCGGACGGCGAGGCGCTCCCTGAACCTGCTGACGATGGAGTGGGCTAATCGCGGTATCAACATGTGGACTATAGAGCAGGGCAGTATACCGCTGGTATATACCACCCCAACACCGACGATTACCTACGACCTGCCGGTAGACACCGTAGACCTGCTTGACCACGTTATCCGCACAGGAACTGGCACCAACCAGACCGATATCAATATCAGCCGTATATCGGTCAGCACTTACGCATCCATCCCCAACAAGAACGCGACGGGTAGACCCATCCAAGTTTGGATACAGCGCCTCTCAGGGGCTACAGACTCGGCTAACGCTACCGTCCCGCCTAACATCAACGTCTGGCCTTCGCCGGATAACAGTCAGACCTACACCTTCGTTTACTGGCGTTTGCGCCGGATGCAGGACGCTGGGAATGGTATCAATGGGCAGGACATCCCGTTTCGGTTCATGCCCTGTATGGTGGCTGGGCTGGCTTACTACCTGTCTCTGAAGATACCCGGTGCAGAAGGCCGTATCCAGATGCTTAAAGCTGAGTATCAGGAACAGTTTGAGATGGCGGCGACGGAAGATCGGGAAAAGGCGTCTGACCGGTTTGTTCCCCGCCAGATGTTTATAGGCTAGGTCATGGGCAATAAGTTTGCATCCGGTAAGAACGCTATCGCGGAATGTGACCGCTGCGGCTTCCGGTATAAACTGACAGAACTGAAGCCTTTAACGATAAAGACCAAGATAACCAATATTATCGTTTGTCCCAGTTGCTGGGAGCCAGATCAGCCTCAGTTGCAGCTTGGGATGTATCCAGTTAACGATCCACAGGCGATTAGGAATCCACGCCCAGACACCAGCTACGTGACTTCAGGGGTGGGCGATGACGGATACCCTAGCGGGGGTAGTAGAATCATCCAATGGGGCTGGAATCCGGTGGGCGGTTCTAGGCAGTTTGACGCAGCTTTAACCCCCAATAACTTAGCCCTAACGGTTAGTATTGGCACGGTTACAATAGCGGTTACTTAGGAGATTCAAATGGATAAAAAGCAAGTTAAGAAGATTGCCGATGTTGAAGTGAAAAAGGGCGTAAAGGGCCATGAGAAGTCGATGCATGGCATGAAAAAAGGTGGCCCTACTGGTATGGCGATGAAAGCAGTTGGTCGTAATATGGCCCGTGCAAACAATCAAAGGGGCAAATAATGGCTAACAATCTTCCCGCTTCTGCATATGCCAAACCGCACACGATGACCGGTAAATCTGTAACCATTAAAAATAATCCCGGTTCTGGTAAGGATATGAGCGAACTTAGCAACCGGCGCATGAGTGTTGGCAATGTCAGCACTTCGATGAACAACGAAATCAAGACCTCTGGTATTCAAGTGCGTGGCGGTAAGGCACAGACCAAAGGCAAGATGGCTCGTGGCCCGATGGCCTAAGCTATGAACTACTCTACGCTGTTTCTAACGATCAAGGGTTACCTTGAGTCCGACTTCCCCGATACTATTTTCTATGGTACCGATGGAACAACCGCGACTACCCTTACCAGCGTAGAGCAGATCAACACGTTCATCACTCAAGCTGAACAGCGTATATACAACTCTGTTCAGTTTCCTTCGTTGCGGAAGAATGTGATTGGCGCTACAACTGCAAACAACAACTATCTGTCCTGCCCTACTGACTTTCTGGCTCCATTCTCAATGGCGGTGGTTACGGGCGTTGTTGGGACAAACCTTAATACCGGTACGTATTCTTTCCTGTTGAACAAAGACGCTAACTTCATACGCGAGTCCTATCCTTCGCCAAATGATACTGGCGTTCCGGCGTATTACGCTCTGTTTGGCCCTACCACAAGCAGCACTTCGCCCTACACTCCGACTACGGAATTGTCGTTTATTCTGGGGCCAATGCCTGATGCTGCGTACTATATAGAGCTTCACTACTACTACTATCCTGAGAGCATCACAACGGTATCTGGTGGTCAGACTTGGTTAGGGGATAACATTGATTCAGTCCTGCTCTACGGTGCAATGGTTGAAGCTTGCACGTTCCAAAAGGCTGAAGCAGATATCCTTGCCAACTACAACGGCAAGTATCAAGAAGCTCTCATGCTGGCTAAACGGTTGGGTGATGGCCTTGAGCGCCAAGATGCTTACCGTAGCGGGCAAGCTAGGGTTCCGGTGAAATAATGGCATTTACCGGCAATTACACAACTGACGCCTTTCTCTTGGGAATGCCTAGCGGGTTATATAACTTTGCTACCGGCACTACAGATGTATTCAAGATTGCTCTGTATACCAATGCAGCTACGCTGAATGCATCAACTGCGGTCTATACCGCCACGGGTCAGGTTACAGATGCTGGGTATACAGCTACGGGGTCTATTTTGACGGTTAGCACAGTCCCTGTTGTTACAAGCAACGTATCTTACTGGTCGTTTGACAATGTTTCATGGTCAGGCGCTATTACCGCCCGTGGTGCGCTGATCTACAAGGTCAGTGGTGGGACAGTCTGCGTTCTGGACTTCGGTTCGGATAAGACCTCTACCGCCACTTTTACCGTGCAGTTTCCTTCGCCAAACGATACGTCAGCCATCATAAGGATTGCGTGATGCTTATTACGACAACCAAAGGCGATATGGAAGAATCCCTGCTGGAGAAGCGGGAAGGCACCATTGATAATGATAACGAACTGACTACTTGGGTTGAATACCGGGATGCGGGTGAGTTGGTGCATCGTTCCGCTCATGTAACACTTAAAAAATCTTTTTCCCCATTTGTAGAAGTAGCGCCTTTAGGCTAAGGAAATATTATGGCAAATACTCAATCACTTTGCACCAGTTTTATGTCTGAGTTAATGCTTGGGCAGCACCAGCTTGGCACATCAACAATTACTTCCCGCACAAGTCTGACTTCTCCGACTACTGATACGGTAAAGGCGGCGCTGTATTTAGCTTCGGCTACTTTAAACGCTTCTACCACTGTGTATTCTGCTACCGGAGAAGTGTCTGGGACTGGTTATACTGCTGGCGGGGTGGCGGTAACTAACGGAAACACTCCTGCGTCAACAAACAGTTCTATAACTGCGGGCGTGGCTTACTGGACTCCTTCGGCAAGTATTGCGTATACAACGGTAACGCTCTCTACGTCTTTTGACACAGTTTTTTTGTATAACTCAACTCAAAGCAACAAGGCTATTTCTGTGCATACCTTTACCGCTCAGACAGTTGTTGCTGGCACGTTTACGATACTGATGCCGTCAAATACCACAGCCGCTGCCTTGATTCGTTTTTCCACGACGTAACTTATGTTTGGTAGCTCCGCATTTGCAGAGACACCGTTTAGTGCTTTAAGCGCAAACGTAAGTATTGCTATATCGGGTGTAATTGCAAGTGGTGCTATAGGTTCTGTCACTACTGTTGTAATTGTCGCGGTAACAATAACTGGCGTACTAGCAACAGGCACACTTGGACAGATAGCGGTTACTCAAATTGTAAATATTACCGGAGTGTCGGCAACAGGTTCCGTTGGAACGGTAAGACCACTTTTGTTTTGGGGGCTGGTGAATACATCCCAGCCCTCTAGTTGGACAAATATAAATACAAGCTAAGGAAATGCTATGGCCCTCGTTACTGCGGATCGGGTAAAAGAAACTACTACTGTTACTACAGGGACGGCAACCTTACTTGGGGCGGTTACTGGGTTTCAGTCATTTGCTGTTATTGGTAACAGTAATACAACCTACTACTGTATCGCAGGGCAAACTACTTCAGAATGGGAAGTTGGAATTGGCACGTATACTTTATCTGGCACCACGCTTGCGCGTACAACAATTCTTGCCAATAGTTCTGCAACCCAACCCACTGCGTTAACTTTCAGTGCGGGAACTAAAGACGTATTCGTTACCTACCCGTCTAGTAAGGGCGTTTATCTTGATGCTTCTGGTAACGCAATTGGTTTGGGAACTCCTGCGGCCTTTGTAGCTACCAACGTAACAGGTTTACCAATTTCAACGGGTGTATCCGGGCTTGGAAGCAACGTAGCTACATTTCTTGCTACACCATCAAGCTCTAACCTAGCTGCTGCGCTTACAGATGAAACAGGCACTGGGTCTGCGGTATTCGCAACGTCGCCTACACTTGTAACGCCAGCACTTGGCACCCCTACCGCTATTGTTCTTACTAGCGCAACCGGCCTACCAATCTCTACGGGTGTTTCTGGTCTTGGAACCGGCGTAGCTACATTTCTTGCTACCCCGTCAAGTGCCAACCTAGCTGCTGCGCTCACGGATGAAACCGGAACCGGGGCTAACGTATTTGCCACTTCACCAACTCTTGTGACGCCAGCACTTGGTACGCCTACGGCTCTTGTCCTGACCAGCGCAACGGGTCTTCCGCTTTCTACCGGCGTTACCGGAACCTTACCGGCAAACAATGGCGGGACAGGCGTTGCCAATAACGTAGCCAGCACTATCACCATGTCGGGTAACTTTGCCAGCACTTTTGTAGTGGCTGGCGCTAACTCATATACTTTGCCTAATGCCTCAGATACTTTGGTCAATTTGGGATCAACGCAGACCCTGACAGCAAAGACGCTGACGAATCCGACCGTAACCAATTATGTTGAAACCCTGCAAGCAGTTGGGACGGTTGGCGCGTCATCTACCCTTGCTTTGACCAATGGAACGGTTCTTACGGCTACGCTAACCGCATCAACGCCTTGCACGTTTACAATGCCGACTGCTACTGCTGGCAAGAGTTTTATCCTTATACTGACGCAAGCTGCTACAGGCATGACTACGGCTACGTTCACATCGGTTAAATTTCCGGGCGGCACTGCCCCAACGATAACTGCTACGGCTTCAGCAGTAGACGTAATTAGCTTTGTGGCTAACGGTACAAGCTGGTATGGCAACTACGCACAGGCGTTTGCATAATGTTTGCTGCGCCTAATTTCTTTCTTACTAGAGGCGCTAGTGGTTTTCTAGTCATCCAGCAGTTCACTGCTTCTGGAACGTGGGTTGCGCCTACCGGAGTAACGAAGGTTGATTACCTTGTGGTTGCGGGAGGCGGTGGTGGTGGCGGGGGTTCTAGCGGTGGTGGCGGGGGTGCTGGTGGATTTAGAACGGCAACGAGTTTAGCGGTAACTCCAGCAGTTTCGTATACGGTCACGGTTGGCGCGGGTGGTGCTGGCGGTGCGGCTGGCGCTGATGCCTCGCAAGGCAATGATTCTGTGTTTTCCACAATCACATCCGTAAAAGGCGATGGAGGCGGCGGCGGTGCGGCAAACTTTAACGCAAATATGACCACTACAGGCGGTTCTGGTGGCGGCAAAGGTCTTGTTGTTGGCGGCGTTAATTACACGGGCGGCAACGGAACATCTGGACAGGGTAACAACGGCGGCGCTGCCTTTGGTTCTGTTAATTACGCTGGTGGCGGTGGTGGTGGTGCGGGGGCTGTTGGCGGCAATGGTTCTAGTGGTGTAAACGGCGCTGGCGGCGTTGGAACTGCATCTAGTATTAGCGGATCGTCTGTGACATATGGCGGCGGCGGTGGTTCTGGTGCAAACACGTTTAGCACTACACCCGGTAATGGTGGGACAGGCGGCGGCGGTAACGGTGGCACAACGTCAGGTTCAAACGGAACTGCAAATAGGGGCGGTGGTGGCGGTGGTTCGCAAACAACTACTGGTGGAACGGGCGGCTCAGGCATAGTAATCCTGTCCTTCACCGCGCCTAGCAAGATTGCCGTATTCAATCAGTCCGGTATCTGGACTGCCCCGACTGGCGTGACAAGTGTTAGCTACCTTGTTGTGGCGGGTGGGGCGGGTGGTGGTTTTTCAAGGGGCGGCGGTGGTGGTGCTGGTGGATTCAGAACGGCAACAGGTTTCGCTGTTACGCCCGGAACTGCCTATACAATTAGCGTGGGCGCTGGTGGCACTGCTGGTAGTGCTGGTCTACGCGGCGGCGCGGGTGGCGATTCAGTATTTTCTTCTATCACTTCAACTGGCGGTGGTGGCGGCGCGACTAATACCGGAGAAAACACAGGTGCAAATGGCGGCTCTGGCGGTGGCGCTCATCCAAATAATGCGGTAGCTGGTGGCACTGGCAATACTCCGTCCACAAGCCCAAGTCAGGGAAATAACGGTGGGCTTTCTGACCCTTCCGATGCATCTGGCGGCGGCGGGGGTGCTACTGCTGTTGGCGGCAACGCATCAACAAATACTGGTGGAAATGGCGGCAATGGCACAGCCTCTACACTTAGCGGTGCTTCTGTAACGTATGCTGGTGGCGGTGGTGGTTCTCCGGCAACTGCCGGTACAGCAGGGACGGGTGGTTCTGGTGGTGGTGGCGCTGGTTCAATTACCGGGGTAGGTGTCTCAGGCACAACAAACAGGGGTGGCGGCGGTGGTGGTGGTTTTGCTGCGTTTGGTGGCGGTGCTGGCGGTTCAGGCATAGTGGTAATTGCATGGTAAAAATTTATCAACTATACGGCGTTGATACCGCCATGCAACTGCTGCGGCCTAATGCGCGGTGGGAGATTAGCAACAACGTAATTACCAAGTGGGAAGACTACCGCGAACAGCCGACATGGGATGAGATACAGGCTACGATGGACAAGATAAAAGCGTTTGAGGATTCCATTCCTACCGTCTGGTCTCCAGCACAGATTAAAGAATACACAGGACAGGAGAAGTAGATGGCACATTTTGCTAAATTAGAAAACGGCGTAGTTACTCAGGTTATTGTCGTTGGTAACGCTGACACAGCTAATGCTGAAGGTGTTGAACTAGAGCATATCGGCACTGCGTTCTGTGAACGGATACTTGGTGGCGACTGGAAGCAGACCAGCTACAACGGCAACATCCGCAAGAACTACGCCGGAATTGGCTACATTTACGACGTAGGGCGTGATGCGTTTATTGCTCCACAGCCTTTTCCGTCTTGGGTTCTGAATGAGCAAACCTGCCAGTGGGAAGCGCCTGTGCCTATGCCGACCGATGGCAAAATGTATTCTTGGGATGAAACAACCTTAAATTGGATTGAGAGCGTTTAAACATGGCCTCAACATACAGCAACCTTGGCATCGAACTGATCGGTGCTGGTGAACAGACTGGAACGTGGGGAACCACGACCAATACCAATCTGGGAACCTTGATAGATCAGGCAATTGGTGGGTATACAACCGTAGCTTGCACTACTGGGACAGATACCACTATCACTATCCCTAACGGGGCTACTGGTGTGGCGCGTAATATGACCATACAGTTGAGCGGCACTGGTGGCGCTAGCACAAATTTAATTGTGCCTACCAATACAAAGCTTTACTTCATCTACAACAATGCCTCTGGCGCTGTAACCGTAAAAGTCAGTGGGCAAACTGGCGTATCAGTCCCCGCCGCTGCAAAGGTAATACTTGTATGTAACGGCACAGACGTTCTTACTGCCCAAAACTATTTCGCTTCGCTGACCCTTGGCGCTGCCCTGCCGGTTGCTTCCGGTGGCACGGGGTCTACATCTACTACTGCTTACGCAGTCTATGCAGGTAATAGTGCGGGCACCGGGTTTACTCCAATTGCTCCCAGCACCTCTGGTAATTTGCTTACCTCTAACGGGACTAACTGGGCTTCTACCGCGCTAACAACTTTTACTGGCACTGTTGTAGCAACTAGCGGATCAACCATATCTGATGGCACTACAGCCTTTGCTATTGGCTATCGGGATATTCCACAAAACATTCAATCCAGCAACTACACGCTTGTCCTGATTGACGGTGGCAAGCATATCTACAGCACTAACTCAGGCGCACAGAGTATTACCATCCCAACCAATGCTTCGGTAGC